CGCACAGTGGATCCTAGGCTATTGAGAATCTCTGCGCATTGGAATCTCCAAGATGGGACAACTTGTGACCCTCTTCCAATCGATCCCAGAGATCATAGAGGAGGCAGTCAACATTGCTCTCATTGCTGTTGCAATAATGTGCATTGTTAAAGGCACTGTCAACCTATGGAAGTGTGGTATTGTCCAACTGTGCATCTTTCTACTGTTGGCAGGGAAAAGATGTGATGGGTTTCAAATTGATAGGAGGCACAAACTGGAGTCAGTTGAGTTCAACCTCACCAGAATGTTCAACAACCTCCCAATGTCCTGTAGCAAAAACAACACTCACCATTACTACAAGGGGCCAGAGGGAACAAACTGGGGGATTGAGTTGACCTTGACCAATGAATCTGTTGCTAATTACTCTAATATGTCAGCCATAAGGAGCCTTGCATATGGAAACATAACCAACTGTGATAAGACTAATGAAGCAGGTCATACCTTAAAATGGTTGCTAAATGAGCTACACTTTAATGTACTACATGTGACACGGCACATTGGTGCAAGGTGCCTAACTACAGACTCAGCGGGCATACTCATACAGTATAACTTGACTGTAGGAGATTATGGAGGTGAGGTTGGGAGACACTTAATTGCTTCACTAGCACAAATTATAGGGGATGACAAAGCAGCGTGGGTGGGCAAATGCTTCAACAACTGTTCCGCAAATGGTACCTGTCGACTTACCAACTGTGAAGGCTACACACATTACAATTACCTAATAATTCAAAATACAACATGGGAAAATCACTGTAGTTACTCACCAATGTCTACTATCAGAATGGCACTAAACAAAGTTGCTTACAGTTCTGTTTCAAGAAAGCTACTGGGCTTTTTCACTTGGGACATATCTGATTCATCAGGAAGGCATGTGCCAGGTGGCTACTGTCTTGAACAATGGGCACTTGTCTGGGCAGGTATAAAATGCTTTGACAACTCAGTGATGGCAAAATGCAACAAAGACCATAATGAAGAGTTTTGTGATACTATGAGACTCTTTGACTTCAACCAAAATGCTATAAAAACTTTACAATTGAACACTGAGAATTCCATCAATCTTCTGAAAAGGAGTATTAACGGTTTGATATCCGATTCTCTTGTTATAAGAAACAGTCTCAAACAATTGGCTAGAATTCCTTATTGTAATTACACAAAATTCTGGTATGTTAATGACACAATCACTAAAAGACATAGTCTTCCTCAATGCTGGCTGACATACAACGGAAGTTATCTAAATGAAACCCACTTTAGGAATGATTGGCTGCTAGAAAGTCAACAACTATACAATGACATGCTAGTCAAAGAATATGAAGAGAGGCAGGGAAAAACCCCAATTGCATTGACAGACATCTGCTTTTGGAGCCTAGTTTATTTTACAGTCTCAGTCTTCTTACAACTTGTAGGGATTCCATCTCACCGACACATTGTGGGTCAAGGCTGTCCAAAACCCCATAGAATCTCTAGAAATGGATTATGTAGTTGTGGATATTATAACATCCCAATGAAACCAGTGAGATGGGTTAGGAAAGGCAAATAAACTAAATTGGCCTCTGCCGCCCTGATGTCTCACCCCCTTTGGGGGTGAGACATCAGGGCCCATGAATGTCTTCATAGGTTAATCAGATTCAGATCATCTTTGAATAGAAGGTCAATGGGGATGAGCTGTCGAGGTTTCACATCCCGTATGTAGCCGGTAACAGTGGCATCGAACATAATGCAATCCATCAATGCACAGTGTGGATTGGTGGAGGATGGGGGAGCACCCTTCTTCTTTTTCTTGATCACCAACCCTGTGTGTTTCTCACAGAGTGGATTGAACCTATCCCAAACTGGATCCTCAAAGACCCTCGCATGTTCAGAGGTCAATTTGACATCAACAACCTTAATATCTCTCCTCCCATGCATTAAAATCAGCTGTTCTATATCATCACTGCCTTGGGCAGTGAGCACCATCCCCTTTGGTAGTGCCTTTATAATTGCACTTATTAAACCAGGTCTGGCAGCCTTTAGATCCTTTAGAAGCAAGCCATGTGAATACCTACTTTGGTCTTTGAATGCACTTTCATTATGAGGTGCTCTATAACAGTGTAAGTAGTTCCCGCTTTCAGGTTGGTAAATGGCAAGTTCCACAGGATCTCCTGCTGGCCCCTCTATGTCAATCCATGTTGTTTCTTTAGGTGACAACTTTTGAACTGCTTGATTAATCAGGTCTTCTTGTCCCTTACTCAGAGGACTCAAGTTGATTGGACCTCCATTTTTCACAGGCGGAGGACTCACTGCAGGCTTCCCTTCTAAGTCGATCAATGTGTTGTCCCAGGCTCTCCCAACAATTTGAGATCTCGACCCAATGTAAGGCCAACCCTCTCCACTCAGACAAAGTTTGTAAAGTAGATTTTCATATGGATTCCTTTGAACACCCACAGATCCCACAAACATCTGCTCCCTGTTCTTTACTTGTAGAACAGCTTTTATTATGGAGCTAAACATAGGTGGACTCATCTTTATGGTCTCCAACATGTTTCCCCCATCAATCATACAAGCTCCCGCTTTCACAGCTGCAGAGAGACTCAGATTGTAACCAGAGATGTTTATCTGTGATTGTTCCTGGGTAATTGATTTAAGACACGGGTGTTGTTCACTCAGCTTCTCCAAGTCATCAAGATTTGGAAATTTCACTGTGTAAACCAGTCCCAATGCAGAAAGACCCTGAACAACATCATTCATAGTCTCCCCCCCTTGTTCCGTCATACATGCTATTGTGAGTGCAGGCATCGATCCAAACTGATTTATCATTAATGAGCTGTCTTTGACATCCCACACCCTCACAACACCATTTCCAGATCTAAGTCCAGGGCCCATTCCTACAAGTTTCATTAGTTCAGCTCTCTGGTTTAGTTGTGTTGCTGTTAAGTTACCCTGGTAAACACCAGGGTTACCCCCTTCAGCTCTTATCACCTTCTTTCTGAGCTTCTCCAAATCTGCTGAAAGTTCCAAAAGTTCATCCTTTGAGAGGCCACCAGCTCTCAGGACAACATTGTGCTGAGTAGATCTCATTGACATCAAGGCGTCCACCTCTTTGTTCATGTCTCTAAGTCTTGTGAGATCTGAATCTGTTCTCTTCTCTTTTCTCATAATCCTTTGGACTTGTGCAACCTGATTGAAATCAAGAGCAGATATTATTGCCCTTGCATCCTTTATCACATCTACCTTAACAGGCTCTGTCCAGTTAGACAGGCCCCTCCTGAGGGCTTGAGTCCACCGGAAGCTGGGAACCTGTTTTTCAGACATTATGGTAAGTTCCAGGTCTTCGGTTTTCCCCTGATTCAGCCAGAAGCGTAATCCAATTCAGCCTAGGATCCACTGTGCG